CGGCTTCCATTTCCTGCTTACCCGCTTCAAGTTGCATTTGCTGTTGGGCTTGCCCCTCTTGAGCCTGAGCCTCTTCTGCCGCCATTTGCTGTTGTTGATCGAGCATTGGTTGCTGAGCCGCGAGCTGCATCGCGGTCTGCTTCTGTGCCATACCGACTTTAGCGTTATCCTCAAGTTCAATGAGTGCTTGCAGACAGGTGAGTAGCAAGTAATCTGGCTCGTCTTTCGCGGCCTCGGTCGTTGCCCTGTCGGTGTAGTATTCGATGATTACATCAAACTCTTCCGTAGGAAATGGCTGAAATTGTGGAAGCATTACGATCTGCTGTGCAATAGCACCGTTGACTTGAATATCATCGGTCTTGACGGGCGACATCTCGACCATCGTTTTCAAACGGTCGTATCGGGCTTCTGCTAGAGCGATGTTAGATTCGTGGTTGCTAAAGTCAAAATCTAGCCCTGCCGACTGGATCATCTCACTTAGCATATCGTTCAATAGTTCAGGTTTGACCAATTGAGGTGCAACGCCTGCGAGTGCCATTACGTCTTGAAAGACCTTATTTAGTTTGACTTCTCGCTCAATAAGGCTCGTCGGCTGTTCCGATCCCTGCACGAACCCGATTATCAGATCATTCGTCAGGTCGCACTCGGTAAATGCTTTGATATAGTCATCGTTCCATTCAGAATTTAGACGCAACAGGCTTTCCGCGTCCTCGTCCGTCATATACGTTTGGGCAAACTTTAACTGCTGTATCGCCCACTTTACTTTGACCGCCGCTTTGCTTATCTCTGCCGGTGACAACAGCCCCAGGCTCGATTGCTTTTGCAATAGCTGTGCGGCATACGGTTCATTAGGTGACGACTGCCCTTGCATTGCGGGTGTCGAAAGCGTTACGTCCTGTTTGAGTTCCATTATCGTGCCGAGCATCTGCATCGGCTCGCCTGATAATTGGAGTGCGGGGATTATCCCAAATTGCTGACTGATAGGAATATCCGGCGGGATGTCCTCTTTTGTCGGTATCAGATCCTCTTCAAACGCTTCGGGGTCAAAAGATGACCTGTTATAAACAATGCTCGTGATCGCGTTTCTGCGAATGTGATACATCTGTATCGTCAGCACGTTATTGATGATGTCCTGCAATATCGTCAGGTCAGTTAAAAACAATCCCCAAAACGTCGATGGATTGGCAAAGAATGTCGCGTAACCATACTCCTCTCTAAAATCACAAGGGAATACGTCGATCAGTGCCGTTCCAATGACTCTCAGGCATAGCACGGGCGGTTCATCAAACGATTCACCCTCAAACTTAGCGTCGGCAAATGTTTTCCCTTTCTTGACCTCAAAACGAATGTCACCGTCCTTATTCTTGAGAGCAAAATCAGCGTCCATTTTGACATTGAGATACATTGACGGCGTGACAAATATATCCCTCACCTCTCTTTGATCGACAACCGATTCGCCCGCAAAATCCATCGGGGTTCTGCGGTTACGCTTTAATGTCTGCTGCCAGCGTATCGGATACGACCACGCAAATTCCTGCCCCTGAATAGCATCAGCGGACTCAGGATATTCGAGTTGCAGTTCGTCTAAGGATGCTAAATAATGATGCTCAAACCACCTGGCTTTCTCTAAATTGCCGCCCTGCGTGTTCTCGTCATCTACCCGAAATTCAAAGAATGGATGGACTAGGGTTTCCGTGTCACCTGTCGAAAATTCAGCGTGTTCGGTCGGCACGGGAACAGCAATGTTCTCCGGCATCTTCTCGACCATTGCGATACCGCCGCACGCCTCGCACGCAACCTGTTCGTCTAGTTCGCCCATCACGGGCGATTCCATACCGCACTGCGAACAGATCGCCACACCGGGCATCTCGACCTCGACATCTTCCCACTGCGGTAAAGAGTGCCGACGTTTCAAATGCGGATTGTATTTCGTGCGAACGAATACACCCGGTGCTAACTGTTGCTCCTGTGCAATGTATTCCTCGACGTGCGATGTCCATTGCTGCCTGTCCTTTTGCTCAATGATCGCAACCGCAACCTCGGTCGCCATTTGGGATTTACTATCTTTGAGAAACTTCGGCTCAATGTCTATTTTTACATTCGCCGTTATCATCGCACTTGCGTTCGTGCGGATCGTTGGCGTCACGATGTTCAGAGAGTAGAGTGCGGACGTATCAAAATCGTCAACAAACGTGCCGCCGCCTGAGAACACGCTGAAACGATCGGAATCATTCTGATTACGAAAGCGTTTACGCAAAAGCACGCTCGCGTTCACCTGTTGGCGTTCCGAGCGGCGAACTTGATTTTTGATGCGGTCGGCTATACCAATAGCGTAGGCTTCCGCGGTTGAATTTCTCATTTAGATAAAGCCCATACCAAACTTAGCCCCGCTACCCAAGATGCCGGGCAACACTTTTGACCAAAAACTTTTAGGTCTATTCTCATAGCCTTGCATTAGCATCTGAGCACCCTGAATACCTTTTTGCATACGGTCGTTATACGAGTTCTGCAATACATCTAACGTTTGCCCCTGACCACCTTGTATCTGATTCAGCGTGTTCTCAAACGCACCGCCCCACATCTTGTTAGTGTCGCTGTCACGGCGTAGTTCCTGCCCGTGCATCGCTAATGGATTACCCGACGTGCCCGACGCCATACTATCCATCGGGCCGCCCATACCGCGTTGCATCTCCTTGCTCATATTCGCAACGGGGGAGATGTTAGTGAGTGCCCCGATGTCCTGCCCGTTCTTGTGATCGCCATTTAATAGCCAATTACGGTTACGGGTATAATCTGCACCCAAGTTCTGCTCATACTGCGACGGATTGCGTGCCTGTGCGAGCTGTGCCTCAAGTTGGTCTAATAATCTTTGGTAATCTTGCTTTTTGCCCATTGTTATCTCCTACATCCACGGGGCTTGTCCGCCGCCTCCACTTTGCCCGTGCTGACCCGCACCACCACCTCTACCGTTGATGTAATTGGCTAACAGACCAAACCCTACATCAGCACCGCCTTGCACCAGTCCCGGCAGCATTTGCGACCACATACTAGGCTTCTTGTTCAAAAACGCCTGTAAACCCGCCTGAGCACCCTGTATGCCCAATCCTGTGCGTTGGTTGTAGGTGTTCATTAGGTTCAATCCCTGATTCTGATTCACACCGCCAAGCGAACCGATAGCATCCTGATACGCATTGCCGTATTCCGCATCAAATTGGTTGTCGGCTAATTGAGTTTGCCGTGATGCGAGATCGTCCTGCTTTCTGTCTGTCGAGGGCATCCCGCGTAATTGCTGACGCTGTTTGTCATACACAGACTTATCGAGCATCCCCGTCACAACGCCCGCACCTTTCGGGTCACGGAAATCAGGGGCACGTCCTGTCGGCGTTAGGAAATTACGCAGGTTCGTATAGTCCTGATTCGCCATCTGCTCGTATTGCGAGGGCTGATTGGCTTGGGCTATCGCTTGCGTTAATAGCGACAAGTAGTAATTCTGATCCTTCTTCTTTCCCATTGTTTAATTCGACGGAGAACCCGCCACCTTATATATTAGAATATCTTATAACTTCTAGCAACATATATTTGTTTTACTTATACCACTACCGGCTTCGAGTTACTGCATACGACAAATCCGTTCTGCCCTGCGAGAAAATGATCGTCCGGCTTTAACCCTATCTGCACCACCGGCACTTTCGTCTGTATCTTGGTCTTTAATCTGATCGGGCTGGGCACTATTTTCCCGTCCATTGACGTTAGGATAATGTCGCCTACCTTTAATTTATCCACCCGCTTCTTTTTCTTTTTGCTTACATATATCTGCTTGGTCAGGGTGCATTGCAGCTGCACGCCGTTCTGTGTTTCGATCAGCCAAATATCAGCCAACCCGTATTTGACTTCGTGTATCTTATTGACCGAGCCGTAACCATTCGGGAGTATCATCCCTTTGGTCAGGTCACGCCCAAGCACGACACCATTTTCTGTCAAGACGTTCTCTTCCCACGACACGCACCTGATAATGCCGTCACTACCACTGCCACCTGACCCCGAACCACCTTGCGTCGATCCGTTCGGCTGCACGGGCGGCACACCTCTGTCGGGTGATATGTCCTCATTGTTCGGTGCAAACCCCGTTCCCGCACGGTAATCGAGAAAGGTCAAGTCCATTAAAATCGGGTGTGACGGAGCACCGCCGTGGATGTAAATAGTAACGTCTGTCGCTGTCGCAAAATCCCAACTGTCATCTATTTCTAATTCAGTCGCAGAGTTAATAGTTGTAATGGTGCTATCAAGAGTATTCCCACTAGCATCGGTCAGAGTAATATCTAGCCCCACCATATTCGGGTCAGTAGATGAAAACTGTGCTGCCGCTGATGTTAAAACCACATCATTGTTGTCGATCGCTCCGTCATCCATTTGGAGATCCAATCTGCCATTAGCATTTTGCCCCGTGAGGTAAAATCTGAGCCAATACTGAAAGCCGAGAATGGTGTCGCTTTTATCGTAGTTATAAGGAACTCTTATTGCATACGGTATTGTTCCCCACTGAGTTACAAGCGGGTCGCCGGAGTAGGATAGTGACTGTATCGTTCCCTGTTGGGTCGCTGTAAAAGCTACCAGTTCGTCAAATGTTGCCGACGGATACCCCACGGCTGACGTACCGACGTTGTTATCAATGTAGGTAAGCTGCCCCGTGACAATGGATTCAAGTAATAAATATGTGCCGCCCGTATTGCGATAGATGTCGTATGAGATGATGCCGTAGTTCAGCACTTGCGGCCACGATATGACCACTCGCCCGCCTGATGTAAAATTCGCATCAGACGGTGCTGTGGCAACGGTTATCGGTGGCGATTGAACAGTAAACCCTCTATCCGTGATGGCGTGAACAACATAATCCCGTGATGTGGTTGACGTATCCGAGCCGTTGAACACCTCTGCTGTCGGTGTAAATGCTCCATACACCCAATCCCACCCTGCTTTTGCGGTGGATTTGGCGTATAGCCCCGCCCCGATACGCACGTCCTCTGAGCAAGTGATGTATTCATTCGCTCTCACACAAGTGATCCCTGCGTAAAAAGAATAACTGGGGTCAACAGTCGTTGGTGAAAAATAGGTCGATACGTCCGTTTCACCATTGAGCCTTGCCGTACCCGTTACCCAATCCCAGTCACTGAATACGTCCGAATATATCGTGCTTACTTCCTGTTTCAGCGTGTAGTTAAACTCCAGGTTCGACAGCCCGCCCTGTGTGGTCAGGGTTATCTCCGTTCCCGCAAGTGCGTTAGCCACACTCGATGCGACCTGTATAGTCGTTGTACTCGCCGCGATGACGTAATAAGTGGTGTTAATCACGAGAGGTGACGGCAATCCGCCTGTGGTCGTTAGACGTATCGGCGTACCTGTTATCAGCCAGTGTGCTGAGACAAGATCAATAGTGCTCGTGCCGGTATCAACATTCGCCGTTGTCCACGAAATATTGTAGTTACCGTCCGCCGTGTTGTTGCTGATCATTGGTTGAGTGTCAACAACCGGCTGCGAATACCACGGGAAACATTCTCTGTTAGTATTAGCCGTCAGCCCCGTGTCAAACCACGATGCCCAACTATGTGAATACGAGCCATTGCGTAATTGATTGACCGAGGGCGGCACTACTACTGTTGCAGGGTTGAGGACAATAGCATTTAGTTCCTGACGTATTTGGCTGACCTCATACTCCAAGCCTGCCAGATCCACCCCCTCTTTCGAGAGGAGTAGATTTGTCTCTTTATTCGATCTTGTGCGGGGCAAAGCCATTACGCAGCCCCCCTGTAATATGCTACAATAGGAACAGGCCGCACCAACGATTGAAGCGTCGATGCAGCCCTAACCAAATCAGCTAATAAGGAGCTAAAATGATCTACGATAAAAGTAACATAGTTTTTCACACCATTCCTAACAACTCTCGCTTTATCAATTTGTCGGGACAATCGTTTGAACGTCTGACGGTGCTTGGATATGCAGGCAAACACGGCTCGCATCAGCAATGGTGGTGCGAGTGTAAATGCGGAACTATCAAAGCTATTAGGAGTGGACACTTGCGTGATGGCAGCACTCGATCGTGCAAATGTTGGGGGATGGAACGGCAAAAAGCAATCGTAACTACTCACGGCAAAGAGGGTACGCCTGTCTATAGAGCGTATCACGGGGCTAAGGCTCGATGCAGCAATCCTCATAATGCCAGTTACTCGCACTATGGCGCACGTGGAATTGAGTTCCGATTTGATTCTTTTGAAGATTTTTACGCTGAGGTTGGCGATAGACCTAACAATAAATATTCGATAGGTCGAATTGATAACAATGGTCACTACGAGCAAGGGAATATTCAATGGGAAACTATAAAACCACAAAACCGTAATAAAACGAACAATGTGGAATTTGTTGTAAACGGTGTGGGCAAGATTGCGGCAGAATGGGCTGAAGAAATAAACAGCCTTAATGCCAATGTTATTTTTCAAAGGCGTAGAAACGGATGGTGTGATCCGTGTGCGGTTTTGATACCCGTTCGTGGTGGTAGATGTTCGCATCTTAATTCGTAAGCACAAATGAACTTTCGCTCATCGTTCCCATAGCCTCAATACTCAAAACTTGTCCCTGAATTGCGTCTGTAAACTGCATTATGGAAAAAGCAAATGTGCGACAATTCAACAATTGGGGACGCAATGACCAAAGGTGTTGGTTCGTATCCGGCACGGGAGCCATTTGGTCAAAATAAGATCCCAGTAATACCAATACAGGGCTAACACTCGCCGCACTCGTTACGCTTGCACCTGTGTAGGGATTCGTCATTGAAGCAGTTGTTGCCGAAGCGTAAGTTAATTTCACTATTAAGAAATTACACACGACGGTTTGAACCCCGCTAGACCCTGACGATGTGAATGTAATCACCGTTCCCGCGAGAGCATTTGCAAGTGTTGTCGCAAGCGAAATCGTATTCGCATCGACCTTAATAATGTAATAGGTGGTCGCAATAGCCAGCCCGGTCGGCAATGCACCTGATGTCGTTAGGGTAATTGACTGTCCAGTATTAAATTGATGCCCTGTTATCGTGAAAGTGTTCGTGCCAATAGCCGATACAGCTTTATTCCCGATATTTAATCCGAATACAGCCGCCCAGCTCTGAGACACGACGGATGCTGTGCAAGGGAAACTTGGGACGGTCAAGGTCGCAGATGATGATGTAACCGAACAAGCACGGATATATGGCTTGACTAAATTCTGACTGATGCCGCCTATGATCGGCTCTACGTTGGTTGATCCTTGAACATTAACCTGGAACTCATATACATTTTTCCCACGAGAAGGATTGCCACCACCGTTCCACGAAGTCACAGACACGCAGGGAATGCGAGTAGTAGATGTATTATCATCAAAACTATATGCGGTTTGGACACCTCCATTTTCGAGTGTTATAACATCCTCACCTCGCGCATTAATGCCACTTTTCCAAACGCCGGTAACGCCAACGTCACTTGAATAAAATGGGGCACTCCACGTAGATGACTGTAAGCAGTACGAAACACTCACATCATTGTTGGCGAAAACAAATGACCGCGTTTTAGGGTTAAAGGACACCACCGTTTCCGATGCCAGCCAATTACGGGTCAACCTATTCACCTGAGCACCAAACTCAAAGTTCATCGTGCCGTCGCCGCCCATCATCGCAATGCCCGCACCCTCGATGAAACACGCAATATTTCCCCCGCCTAATGCCCAATTCGATTGATACGCAATGCCGATCTCAGGGTTAAGCGTAGTAACTGTCGCACTAGGTAAGTCACCGCCTCTGTATCCTACATATTGGATAGCGTGTATCGAGTTCCTGCACGCAACAAAGGCGTAATTATCCACCTGTCTGTGCAGAACTGACGTAACAGCTTCGGGAAAGTATAAAAGGTGAAACGGATTGTATGACTCGAAGAAGTTGGGTAGTGATACCGAACCCACTGTACCGTCCGAGCATCCGAGAACGACCATTATGTTCTCAAGTCTGACGCAGTGAGTTCCAGCAGGCGGTGAGTAATCTTCCAGCCAGGCAGTCTCAGGCAACAGGTCGCCCGTGCGGTAGTCAAATTCCAATGTGCGTGACGGTGATGCAGCACTGACCGTTGCTTCGGGGATGCCATATATCCAAGTAGCATTTGCATCTGACGATGTGCGATAGCCCAAACGGTAAAAATCCCCAGTTCCGCCAAAACCCTCACCCGTCGAAAATACTGCCCAATGCGTCTGTCCTGTTTTCGCCGCCGGAAACGTGATCTGCACCGTCTTGTTATTCGGCACGACCACCGCAGACGCGGTTGAACTGACACTTTTTACAGGGGCTTCGGGTGATGTCAGATTCGTCCCAACATTCTGCCTGTCGCGTATGCCCGCTATCTTAAAATTGACAGCACCGTTGACGATACCCATATATGATGCACCCGCCGATGACGGCACGGCTACTGTCGGAGCGTCAGGTATTGCTAGTCCTGCCTGGTCTAAATATGTGTAAAAATACTGAGCAACTTGCACCGATGCGACTTGCATTATCGTTGACGCAGGGATGCCGTCGATAGCACCGCCCGTATCGCCACCGTGCTTGAGCGTCATTGTCGATGCACCGCCGTCCGTACCGCCCGTTATCGGCGTAGGTACTTGAGCGTTGAAATACGATGTTGCTAATCGAAAGGTATCAGCCGTGACCACAATGACCCAATACGGAGTAGAGGCGGTCAATCCTAACGGCATTGTCGATGACGTGGTGATGTAAACACATTGCCCCGTAACCAGTCCGTGAGCGACCTCCGTTATCGTGCCGGTCGTCGTGTTAATATCCGCCGCGACAAATGTAAATGATGCGTCGTTTAACTGGAGTAATGTACCGGCCTTGTTCGCCTTACCCGACCCGATGAGAAAGATGGTCTTTGAGAAATCCTCTAAAATAGATCCGTTCGCGGTAACGCCTGAATAGGAACTAAGCCCGCCCCAAGTGTCACCAATGGCAGTTGCGTAATTTACACCTGAGCCACTTCCTTTTGTGTAAAGCCCTTTCCACGGCTGTATCACACCATTGCCCACGACACACTGATTGGTCGATCCATCCGCAAACGTGTCAGGGCTTTGCAGCAATCGGTTCGCACCGTCCACAAAGCCTGATGTAAAGTTGTTGCGTGAGATGGGTTCGCGTCTAGCCATTGGTTTGCATAAAGTTGCAAGAGTTACATTTCGTCAGTCGTTTGAAAGTATTATGTTTGTGGGAGAATATTTGCCCGACGGTGAACGTCTGTGAATGTTCTACCTGTTGGGCTTTACCGTCCACCATTTCCACGGTTTTTAATGGCGGGCATTTACAAGTAAGGTTATCGTCTTTCCAAACGGCTTTGTGTGCCGCTTTCCACTCAGCCTTTTTAATCGGGTCTTTGGTTGTTTTACTAGCCAGTTCGTAGTTCCCGACCCTTGCATATGCATCGGCTAAGTAGTCACGCTGCATTCTCGTCAAAACCTTTAATTGCGATGTCTGTTGAATGTACGCCTGAGCATTGGCGTAATCACGATTTGATGCGTCTGTCGGATGTGATAGTGCCATTTGACGCTGTTGAGCATCCGCCACCGCCAAGTCAAAGGCCGGTATCGGTGGTAACTTTTCATCATCGCCTGTATCTATTGGTTTATTTTTCACTCTCAGTTATAGGTTCAAAGCCTGCTGTGATGGCAAGTTGCACCACTTCGTCAACAAGATCGTTTTGCAGTTGAGCGGGCAGCAGTTCCACCGTCGCGGGAACATACGGCACGGTAAAGCTAAACGTGCCTGTTGCCCGGTTCGTGTATAGCAAATTCTGCTCAAGCCAAATGTATGTGTAGTCCACAGGGATAGCGGGTGTGAGTAATCCCTGATTCGGGCTATTTAGCCACTGGCAGACAGTCGGCGTATAAGATTGCATCGTCAGCACGCCTGAACCTGCCGCCGAGATGGTCACAGGTGTCAGCCCGTCTGCCGTTGAGGACAAATTAAACGTGGCAACATCACCGTCTATCGTGTAATCGGTCAGGTAATAATCCGTCGAGGCTGAGATACCCGTTGGCAGAGTTACCGTTGTTGTAAACTGCACGCGGGATAGTTCTTCAAAGAAATCGGTAAATGTGCCGATAGACAGTGCGTATGCCGTCGCCGCACCACCTGTGAAAGTAGCGGCAGAGCGTGTGATCGAGCCGTTAGAACTGTTTGCTAGGGTAAATGCGTTGCCGCCCGTTCCTTGCGTGTCATATGTGCCGATGACTCTATCTTGGCGTGCAGGTGGGTCAGCAATTGTGTATGACGCAACCGTAATACTTGCATTTGCAGAAGCGGTTAATTTGGCAGCGAAGTTTGCGGCAGTTTCTGCGACGGTTAGCCCAATTTCCACTTGGGCAGATGTAAAAGTTCCCTCTGTAAATGTCGGTGCGGGGTTGGTTGGCCCGTTAGTCGTCCAGCCCGTTGCGTCCCACGGATAATCAGCAACATCGGACGTGTAATAAAATCCATAAGTGCCGCTATTCGCATACCATAAATTCCCGTCAGAATACACGCTGTTAGAAGCGGTAATGTCCCCAAAAGGATCGGGGTCGCCGGACAGGGTATAGACGGGATAGCCCTCATACTGCCCTCGGTATGTATAAGTGCCGTTCATTGATGCCTCACCAGCACTCGCCAGCACTACCGATGATGCAATAAATGTAAACGTAACCCCGTTGACCGCGATGGTTTCGTTTGGTTGTGGATTCGACACAAATTGCCAATACCCACTTGCATACGTTCCGTTATTCAAATTGTAAGGCGTTGCCGTGACGCTTGGGGCAAAGAATGTCGTGCCTAAACGTATCGTGTCGAGCATTATCCCCGGCGATGATTGCAGCGTGCTGAGATCGGCGTAATACCTATCAACATATCCCGTGATGCTTGCCGTTGCCGTCGTTTGGTTGGTCAACAACAGCCTACGCCTGTCGGTGTCGTTTGCTACCTGACGCGAGAGGTTATTCAATGCGTTTTGACACATCGACATCAGGGGCAATATCGCACCCTGACCTTGTTTCAGGCGTTTGCTAGCAAGCACGGCGATGTCATTTTCATTCATTGTTGCCATTACGCACTAACGCCTCCTGTGTAAGATTGGATAGTTGGGACTGCCATTGCACCTGACGCGATCTGCTGCATATATCCTTGATACTGCTGTGCGTAAAATCCTGTCATCTGAGCGTCACTGCCATCTTTTGATAACTTTGCTATCGCCCCCGCGACCACCGCGAATAATAGCGGTTCAGGACACTGTGGCGATGCTGTCAGCGTGACATCTGTGTAATACATTTTGTTTGACGGGCAAGTGGAGTAAAACGTGTCACCCTCGACAAACCAAAACCCCGCCACATTTCCCGCCTGCGACGAGAATAGATACGGCGAATTTACCGCTTGCGTGATCGTTGCCTTTGAGTCCGCTTGCAAGATGTCCGTATACTGTGTAGTTACAGTATTCGTTCCCGACCCCACATTGGTAATGTCTATCAGCGTGCCTGTCTTTGCGTTGTAGATGGTCGTGCAAAATCCATACGTCGATGTGGTCGGTGCGTAGATGTAATATGTCGTCGCCGCAACGAGTCCTGTCGGCAAAGTCGTTCCGGCTGATACTTGCACCGCTTGCCCTGTTACTAATCCGTGGGTCGACACGGTTACAAGGTCGGTTGTCGTGCTGATCTGCCCTGCCGTAAACGTGGTCGTGAGTGCCACGCCTGACGCACCCGTTACACGCAATATCATTCCGTTGCGTATCGGTGTATTTGCACCGGGCAATAGCGTTGCCGCCGCCGCTACAAACTGTGTCTGATACGGGCTTAACGGTGCATTGCAAATAAGCGTTGCACACTCAAGGTCAGCCGTTAATATGGCGGACGAAATTTCACTGTCAGAGCTATACTGAGCATTAGACCCGTCCACCGTGCTAGCCCAAGGCGTGCGGGATGCCTGGAGTAATGAGATTACCCAAGATTTTGCTGTTGTAAAATTTAAGGCTGTTGCCATTTTCTTATTTCAAGAGATTCCACGATCTACCCGTCTTTATCGCACTAATATTTGACATCCCGACATCGTAAAACTTGCTTATCTCGGTACAACTTTTCCCCGCATCTAAATCTTTTCTAATTTGAATGACATCATCGGCTGAGAGTATTGCCTTGCCATTATTCATTCCCCAATTATGTTTATTTCGGTCAATCTCGTCTTGCTTATTATCCTTATGCGTACCTTCCCGTAAATGGCTCGGGTTCACGCATTTTTTGTTATCGCATTCGTGGAGTATTAAGAGATTACTGTTTACTCCATTTTCAAAAAACCAACTGAGCCTATGTGTCAGCCATTTCGTACCGGCTTCAGAAATTGTTCCATAACCTTGTGGAATACATCCCGCAGTCCACTCCCAACATTTTGTCGACATATGGGGCTGAATTGATCCATTTTTATTCACCCTAGCCCAAAACCGCTCTGCCAAAGACCCTTCGCATGAATGCCTTACCGTCCCCAAACGTCCATTCCTGTAAATCTGTAAATAATGTCGATCACAATATCCCCGTTTACCCCGATTCGTATAATGCGATGATTTGCCGCATCCCTCGGCCTTACACTGTGTTACAATTTTTTCAGTCATAATAAACTCCTATTAGTTTGTTGTGATTAGGGCTAAGTGGTTGTTATCGCAATCATTTAGCCTGCTTTTATTATACCATCATTTAGTTTCCTGTTCTAATAAACATCGGGAAATTGCCCTGTCCCGTGCGGCCTGTTAAGATGTCGTTCCTTCGTCTCGGACGGTGCGACCCTCTTGACTCTGACTGCCACTTTTTGAACAATATCTCAAACTCTTTACGCTCGACCTCATACTGGGTTTGCAGCATCTTCCACGCGACGATCTGCGGCTCATATTCAGGGTTTTTGATGACCTGTTTTGACGCATTGACCACCATCAGGGGCAAAGCTGATACAAGTGTGTCGTAAAGCACCATATTGACGAGGTTTTCGGGCAGGTCAATGGTTTCTGATTCAGTTGCAGGCAGTGAAACCGAGGGCGAATACCACACGCGAAACTCATTAAAAGGCGACATCGACTCATTGCCATACAGCGATGTTTCGATAGTCACCTGCCTTGCGTTCTCACCGTAAAACGAACACGAATAGCGTCCCAGATCACGCTCCCTTGCGAGCATTGCAGGGTGGACTGTCGGCATAAAATACCACACGGGGTTGCCGAGCGTTTCATACCCTTGATACTCAGCCCACATCGGTATTACGAGATCGTCTATCTCGGTCGTTAGGTCTTTCGTGTTCTCGTTGTTGTCCATCGTGAACGTGGCTGACTTGATGATCGAGATAGCCTGTTCCGACTGACGCACGCCCTCTAAACGCAGTGACAGCCTGCGAAACACTATGTTCGCAAGTTCTATGCGTTGCAGGATGCTATCGTCCGGCTGCCCTAAACTGAGGTAAGCCGAACTGTATAACTGACTGAGCGTATCGTTCATCGTTTGCCTATCACTATCCGTTTACAAGAGTTGGAGCAGAGTCCCCCAGGAACTCCGCTCTCATATTTACGTCCGCAAAATCTGCACTTTCTCATTTCTTTTTCCCCTTTTTGATGTGGGCTTTTGCCTCCGCCTCCGTGTAGGTGTTACACGGCGTTCCGTCTGCACGTTTTTCGTCATCAGGACATATCGGCGTGCGGATCTCTTTACCACCCGCACCGTATGTCACCCGTTCGTCACCGTCATCGTGTGAGAGGTCGATGATGAGTTTTCCCGCACTGCACAGTTCGGCAACCTGAGCCATCGAATCTGCGTGAAACAAAACGTGCGTATCCCTCGGCAGAGTGACGGGGATGCCGTTGATGGTGATGTCGGTGTCGTTATTCAGTATTACCCGTATCATTTGACACCTCCTTTGCGGCTCTAGCCTTTGCCATATTTGCTTTGCGTGCCTGATATGCCTCGTATTCAGCCGCTTCTTCGGGTGAGAGAACCTTTGCACCGTCAGGAACAGCAGGAACAGCAGGAGCAACGCCTCTTATAGCCGCAGCCATTTCCTGTGCAAGCACACGCATCGAATCCGTCGATGAATCTGCGTTCACTTCCTTGTGCATCATTTTGAGATGGATGTAGTCGATGGTGTTCAGCACGTTACGCCCTGCCTGTGTGCCGGTCATCTTCCTAGCGATGTCCGAACGAACCATCTCAGCCTTGCGTTCAACGTGCCGTAGAGCCGCTTCGTTGGCTGTAATTAGCTCTGCCCTTAGGTCAGCGAGGATGGCACTATCAAGCTCGCTAGAAGCCGCGTATATGCGTTGTGAGCAAGCATCAGATTTAAGGTCTTTTAACTGGCAAGTCGGACAATGTTGATAAACAGGCGTGCTATCGCCAACTTCGGGATCGGATAGCTGCACCGCTTGATTCAGCCCGTATGGACAATCGGCAAGTCTCGGATGCACCACCGCAAAATACTTGTCGGCATCGTCGTTGTATTCCGTATCGCTGATCTGTAACGGAACTGCTGTCAGCATCTCCAAATTGCGATAACCGAGGTCATCGTTCGTGTGAAACGCACGGTCGACAAGCAATTGGTAGTCGGTTGGATACAGAGGCGTGTATTGCTTCTTTCTTTCCCCGGTGAACATATCCACGCCCCCACCGATATAGCCCGATGCTTTCGGGTTATAGGTGAATAGGAGCAGTTGACCGCCCTTTATCGGGTTACAGTCAAGCCCTGACTTTGCCGCGTCCATTGCCATCATCGGAACACCGCCCGAATAGCCAAAACGACGTGTAGTGTCGCTAATTCTCGTTTGATTAGCGTTTTTGAATCTAGTTAGTGTGTTACTCATATTTTATATATTCGGACGCCCGATAGCCTCGCGTATTCCCTTTGCATTCGGTTGAATGGAATCAGGGAACACGAAGATTCTATTGTCAGCGTTATCTTCCTCCGTTTTATGGGTGGCGAAATGGTCGGCTAAGTCTATATACTCTTCCAACGATTTCGCGTCTGCACTTTTTTCGCGGTCAGACAAGTCCGCGTCTATGGCTTTTTGGCGTTCGATCTCGCTTAAAAGCGACCATTTAACATCTGCAAACTGACGGCGTTCGATAAAATCTAGCACCTGGTCAGTTAGCTCCATTACTGTTCCATCGGTGGTGATCGGCATCCTCAGACCCCAAAAGCCACCGTTGCAACAATCTTTTTGACAATCAGCAGGATACGGCCCCATAAAGTCATAAGCCCACGTTTCCCTGCTTCCGCACATCTCAGGCGGATACCATTGCTCTAATATCCAAAACGGCATTACTACGCCCGTATCGGGATCAACGTATTTAGGTTTACCCGCGAGCTTGCCGTGAGCACGTTTCGCCTCCGGCCCAAACACAAGCCGCATCTTCGGCGTAACACCATCGGCTAAATAGCCGCCCATATCACCTAATCGTTGTTTGTAATAACTTGGAACTTCTCTCATAAATTCTTAACTTCATCCCTTATCCTTTATCCCTCATCCTTTCACCGTTCCCGCCTTTTGTTGGTTGTTCTATGGGTAAACGAGGATTGTAAATGTCCGTGGGTTTACCCATATATCGTTAGCCGCTCCCGGAATGCTTAAATCCCACGATATGAGAAACCCCGCATTAACAGACAGAAGTTGAGCATCCATATCGTTATTTCCCACCAATAAGCACGTTTGACCTACTGTGAGCAGTCCCGTCGCAGTGAACGTGTATTGACCTGCTGACGAGTAACCATACGAAACTGTGCCTAGCGAATTTTCCAACACCGCTGTCACAGCAGGAGCATCCGTTCCGCTTTGTGTGAGCAATGCACGATAATCGTGCGGTATCCCCTGCCAACTCGCCGCACTACTCGGAGCAGCCGGATTTGTCAGCTCATACCAAAACCCGTTATCTGTCTGATACACCCTCGCCCCGCGAGCCAGCCCTGTTAGTGCGAGCCGTGCCGTTGCGTCGGCTGCTGTTTGCGATGTAGCGACCTGTGACGTAGCGATCCCCGCATCCTCGATGAGCTTGCCCGTTGTGCCATCAAACGCGGCTAGGTTGTTGTTGACGGCTGACGACGGCCCGACAACATCGCCAATACCACCCGACCCGCCTGTGACGGGTTTTGATCCAAAATATGATCTGTTCATTACGACAATCCCTCTAAGTAACTGGTCTTTGCACTGTTCGTAGCCGACACGATATACACGTCATTCTTGACCGACGGGTACTGACTCGCATCAAAGCTATACGGCTGACCTGCCGCGATAGGTATGCCGCCCACCGTGTCTGAGCCGCCCGCTAATGTCGCCGCCGAACGTGTCACGTTACCGCCTGATGTGCCTAGCGTGTACGCGTTGCCATCAGTGCCGCCTGCATCGTATGTGATGGTGATGACCGTCGCCCCGTCAGTGGTGTAAGTTGCCGCTGCCACCCCTGCCGTAACCGAAGCGTTCAGCACGACAATAGCCTCTGCTAATGTTTCTGCCTCATCGTCACCGATATGGATATTGGTTGACGTAGATGCTCCCGTCACAAACGTAAAGGTCGTGCCGTTAAACGCCAATGTATCGAGGTTCGTCGGGTTAGCCGCGAGGGTATATGTCCCCGTCGCCTGCACGCCCGCCGTTGCACCAAAGTTGATTACCACAGCCTCAGTGATCGGTTGGATAAATAATGCTTGGCGGGCATTGTTACCCGCTACCATTACTTCCGAAGTGCCGCCTGCCGTTTGCGTGAAAGTTGTCACTGACGGCGTATAATTTGCGTCTGCTAAGTTAGCCATAATTCTTGTCCTTTAACTATCACGGGAAGATGACGATGCGTATTGCTGTTTCGGTTAATAGGTCATCAGCCAAAGCAGCCGAACCGCCAAGTTCAACCCCAAGCGTTCTCACACCAATTACTGTCGTGCTTGATCGAACAGTAGTGAATATAGCGAAATCCGCACCGCCCGGGTTTGACCCTATAAAGACCTGCGTCTTATTCGCTGTAAACGCCGCCGCCCCCGCTGTCACTGTATAAACACCCGGCGATACATACGCCCACGTCATCGTCTGCCCGATGTTGTTTTGCCCAACCGTCGCCACTGGTGCGTTTGTCGAGGTTTGGGTTAGGGTCGCATCGTAAACGAGATAGCCGAGTGCGGATTGAGAAGCGATGTCCCACGCGGCGGCTGTTGTGTCGGCGGTGATCTTGTTGGCGATAAGCACCACCGAACTGAGCGGCCCAACCGTCACAACGAGATTCGATCCTGACGAGTTGACGGTTAAAGCACCCGTTGATTGATTGATTATCGTGTAGCCGTATCCCGCTTTCGGGAGTGTCGTGACAACAGGCAACACGACCGTTTGCGTCGTTACGCCCGTAAAGACTTGTGTCGGGTTACTCGCAACTGTGAGGGTAGTAGTTCCCGCTGCCGTAGGCACCGCCGTCCTGCTTTGAACAAACTGCTTGCCGAGCAGATTTACAGTAGACCCGTCTTTTATTAACTTGCCTGTGGTTAGGTCAAAGGCCGCAACCGCATTGTCTGTCGATGAACTTGGGCCGGTCACGTCACCCGTTGCCGTAGCCATATTGACCGTCCCCGACCCTGCTGTAATAGCAGAGTCAGGAACAACTATGTTTTGAACGTCGATGGTCTTATCGCCCGTTTCGTTAATTGCTCTAAGTCCGTATTTTGGTTTCATTAGACCCCCCTGTATGCGATCTGCAACTTGCTAAACGCCATCATTCCCGTTGTCATCGCTACATAGCACCGATATGCCGCATATCGCTGATAGTCGAGTTCAAATGTAAACGAGCCGTCTGCCGTGATCGTCCAGGTGCTGTTCGGCACGGTCGCCCAAGTTGTTTCGTTGTCACTCGAACCTTGTAGGATGAGCGTTGCACCCGCGATAGCAACAGGTGTAGCCGTTTGGTTGCCTGTTCCTGTGTCGGTGTATGCAACAACAGTCCCTGCTAACGCATTTGCAAGCGATGTAGCCACTTTGTAGGTCGTTGAACTGATCGGGACAACATAGTAGTCGGTTGCCAAAGAAATGCCCGTAGGGAGCGTTGTAGAGGTCGTAAACTGCACCACAAGCCCTAATGCAAAGCCGTGTGCGGTCGTAGTCGTAAACAAAAGCCCCGATGACGATGTGACCTGCGATGCTGATGCCGATACTCCGGCAGACGGCGTGTTGACATCAACCGTGCCTGCGAGTACAAGGCTCGATATACCGATGTTGCCGTATTCGGTTGCATTCAGTACGTCAGATGTAGCCGTAGATGTGATATTGGTAACGGACGTTGACCCTGACGTATTCGCCGGGCCGAAAAGTGATAGATTTTTCCACTGGAAAGGTGTTGGCATAGTGCTCCTTGCTGCTTAATAGGCAGTCTCGACGCTCGGATTAAGTCCGAGGAAGTTTGATTGAATAACGGGTTGTGAGGTGATAAAATAGGAACAGGCTGATAGATCGCGGAAACGATTTACCAGCCCTAATCTCAACGATTTTGCAAAGGAGGCAAAACCATCTTGACTGACATTAAAAATATCAAAACTGTTACGTTCTGCAAAGCGAGTACGCGGACTAAAAGCCTGATTGACCGACGCTTTGGCTCGTTGTTTGTAATGAGCCATTTGGGATACGCGGGCGATCATCGGCAAATGTGGCTCTGCTACTGCGAATGTGGTCAATGGACTGCCGTTCGTGGCGAAAATCTGGTCACGGGCAACAGTACGAATTGCGGGTGTTTGCGTGAGGTCGCATTTCGGGCAGCTACCCGCAAACACGGACTGTCCCATAAAATCCCTGAATATGCGATTTGGAAGTCCATACGCGGTCGATGTAATAATCCGCGTAACCAAAGCTATGCGGATTATGGCGAACGTGGAATCAAAATGTGTGACCGATGGAATCGCTTTGAAAACTTTTTGGCTGACGTGGGGCGTCGCCCATCGGACAAGCACTCTCTTGATCGCAAGGATAATGACTTGGGCTACTCGCCCGAGAATTGCAAATGGGCTACCCGAACTGAGCAAAACAACAATAAACGGTCTAACCGTGCGGTCACCTTTAAGGGTCGCACTCAAAATCTTCAGCAATGGGTAGATGAACTTCATTTCACTAAAGCGATCTTTTATCGCGGGCTATTACTAGGTAAAACAAGTGCCGAATCTATCGAATATGCCTTAGAGAGGAAAGGAAAGAATACTCCTGCAAACTCCTTTCCTCTCTAAGGGCTAAAACCCGTAAGTCCTTTAGTTAGCTACCATTACAGTCTTTTGACTTGGAGCAACAAGGGTCAAACCTGAAATCTTGCCAATCGTAAACGGATTTGGGCAGTACACATTTCCGATGAAATCATCGTATTTGATCCTGCTTGCCAGCCATTCGCCCGATCCGTTGACGCCCTGCAAGTACTCGGCTGACGGGAATCCCGACGCCATACTGCCGACTTCTTTGAGGATCGCCCTACGGAGCGACTTCTTACCCTGAAAATAGATCTCATCGCCTCTGATGTCGTTACCGACCTTCATAGGAGCACCGAACCACGTCGAATTGAATGTTTTCATTCCGAGGTCGTTCTTAGGCGAATCAGCACCGTGCATAAAGTAGTTCGGGCTGGATACGACCGCACCGCTGTTAAGCGATAGAGCGTAGTAAGCCTGCTGGTTGCCGGTGTTGAGAACCATATACAGTGCGTCATCGAGATTGGTCGTGCCGTCGCCGGTAAACCAACCGCCACGCTGGACTATCGACCAGAATGTTTCTGAGAGCATTCCTGCGGTCAATGTTCCTGCTGACGTTTTCTCATATGAAGCAAGTCCAGGATTGGACGAACGAGCCGCACCGTAGTAAGTACCGGCAGCGTCGTTGATGATCGGCAGGCCGTAGAGTCCGGCTGATGCATCGGTCGCACCGCCAAGCTGCGGAACGATGATGTCAGTGTCGGCTACGTCTGACGGGATATTCGATGCAAATGTGCAGGCAGTTCCTGTCTTGGACGAAAGCTGGATAGCACCTGCACCGACCGTACCAGTACGCTGAGTCGTACCCGCAGCGTCATAAAACAGGTAATAGCCGCCCGTCACAAGCTGAGTCGTGCCGATGCTGTCTGTCGATGCGTTACAAGTTGCGATGGTTGGTGTACCACCCGAATATGCGGCTGAGATGGTCGCAAGGGCTGCTGTGCCGTTGCTACGCGATACGTAGTGATTCAGGAACGACGCAAACTGCTTGGCAGATGACGCTTCCTGAAACTTGACCATATCCTCGCTCGTCTGTCGGTTACGGTTGAGATAACCGCCATACGATTCGAGTGTGCCTACGTTCAAATTGACGTAGTTGACCGTATAACTGGAGAAATTGGATGCCTGCGGAGTTGCCAGTGCATCGTTGTTACCTGTGCCATAGGACAGGGACGGGTTTGGCGAGACTTCGATAGGGACTTTGATCCCAAGATAGTTCACCGCGTCTGCGGGCATCTTGTCGATCCATCCCCAAACGTCTGCTCTGTTTTGATAAAGTTCGTAAACCTTAGTCAGCGTCTGCACCTGGGCGTTGCTAACTTCGGCTGGACTGAGTATTCCTGCTGCCATTGTCTTATACCTCGTTTGTAATTAAAATTACGGGGTATATGACACGAATCTAGGCACTAGCAGATGCGTATATCGCATCGAGTTCGGGGTCGCTAAATGTCGCTCCTCCAAACATTCCCTGCTTTGGCTTAGTTTCTACTGCTTGAGGTGTAGTTTTCTTGACCTTTTGCTGAACTACCGCGTTTCTCGATGTTTCTGAGACACCGCGTAGTTCCTTGTTGATGTCGGCGGCGGTTAATGCGAACCGGCTCTTTCCCTTGTTGACCAACGTAAATATCTTTTGGTTGATCGTGTACGGGACATCGCCCTCGGTCACGCCGTGTTGACGTGCAAATTTCATAGCTTCTGCATACTCAGGGTCACTCTTGAGTTCGGCAAGTAATGCGTTCGTCAAAGTTTTTGCGAGTACCGATCCTTCCGCCCATCTGACACGCTCCCTAAACGGTGCAATACCGTCTGTGAGGCGTTTCTCAATCTCTGCGTCGAGTGCTGTTAAAGCGTTTTGCTCTGCTTTTGATACTGGGACGATCTTTTCAGGATTCGCAACGAGGTCTGTTAATTCCCCGACCTTTTGTTCCAGTTCGCTGATCGTTTTTGCCTGAGCTTGGTATAGCGGTGAGTCAGTACCTTCGCCTGACAACAACTGCATACCTTCCTCAATGTCAATAATTCCGTCCTTTTCGAGTAACACAAGTTGCTCGATCTTAGCGGAATCCGCACCAAACCTTTCGTTCAGTATCGCGTCACCGATAGCTGCTTGCTGTTTGCCAAGCGGGTCTGTGTTCGTATTGAACAGCACACCCATCGCACCCATATAGAGCAGTTCACTGGTCGCTTCCTGATTCGTCTGCCACATCGAACCTAGTGCGGTGATATGGTCGCTGTCCACACGCTCTGCTTTGGTAAGCAAGGTGTGTATCGGCTCTAATATCTTTGCACCGTCCTCGCCGCCTATGCTGCTGAGAACTTCGGCCTTTGCCCTTGCCATATCTGCGAACTGTACCATTTCGTCCTTAGCGGCGTTAGGTATTCGTTCCCATTTGGCTCTTAGGGATTCTGGCGTTGGAATGGTTTCAAGTAGGTCGTCAAAACTATCCTCTGCGGGTTGAGTATCAGGGGCTTCGGCGGATTCGTCTGCATCGGTTTCACCCTCAACAACTTCCTCGGCGGATTCGTCCTCTGTTTCGTCAGTGGCGGCGGCTTCTTCGATCACGGCGGCGGATTCAGTTTCGTCCTGTGACTCGACTTCTTCGGCGGCTGGTGTGACCTCTTCAACGGCGGCTTCGGGGTTGTAAATTGCTTCCAACTCCGGGTCGTAGAGTTCGCTCATATTTTTCCGTTTGTAGGCTCTCTGGAAGAGCCTGATAAAAGGATATTAGTTTTGCTAATGGTTGTCAACAGTTATTATCACCGTTGCTTATATGCAGTGACAAATTTTTTACGCACCACTATCACAAGTGGTCAGCCGCCATCCGGCTCGCGTTACGCATTGCCTTCTCCCTTTCCTCGACCTTGCGGATAGCATCAGCCCGCATACTCCGAATATCGGGCGGTTTCAGATCAAACTGTGCCTTTTTAGGTATGTCCGCCTCGGTGTTGATGTGCGTTGTCGGCACTTCCGATGTCTCAGCAAGCTTCACGACTGACACAGGCTCTTTCGCCCGCACGCCAAACCTCGCGTTAAATGCACTCGTCATTACCTCTAACGCACGCTCCGTTGCACTAGCCGCGTGCTGCGTCGAGATGTAGCACAGGGCATAGCCGATTGCGATGCCGATTATTAGGAATATTGATTCTTGCATAATTATTTTCGAGCCGAACGCCAAGCATCTATCCCACGCCCAACATTCATCCCCTTACCCATACGCTCACGGTTGCGGTCTTGCTGTGCCTTGTGTTCACGCTGAAGCCACATTTGCCGTTGCTGTGCCGTGATCTCATCTACGGGGTCTTTGAGATATTCAGGTGTGTTGGCTATCAACTTTTCCTGTTGCGTGAGTTCCGTCGCGGACTGCCCGAAATAGTGGAATAGACCCTTGAGCACGTCACAGGCATCATCATTTATTTTACTAGGTTTTTCCTCTGTTAAGCCACTCTCGATGATCTTCGTCTGTACATAGTCCCAACCCTGTATCTGCTCACGCATCAGCTTTAAGCCTTTCTCGTTATACGGGGCGGCTAACTGGTCATCATCGACAATGTAGAACAGGTTAGGCGAGCCAATGAGATACGTCCCGTCCTCTAACTGCTCGTCCTCTTTGAACGGATGCGGCTTAGAATAATCACACCTCGACAAACTATTCCACTGAGCCACGCCATCAGTCGCTTTGTAGTGCTTTATCTTGGTAAACGGAAAGCCATACTTCATTTGCAACGTCAGCATTACGCCCGTGGCTTCGTGTGACATCTGCCAGTGCTTTACAAGCCCGCCACGCTCGTTAGGATAGCCGTCAGGCACGTCTAACTGAGCGGTAAGCGAGGGATATGAACGAAAGTCTATCCCGTAGTCACCTGTATCAAGCAGATCGTTCCATATCGACACTGCCTGATCGTCTATGGCCGTTCCTTTGAACTCACGCCCTCGATAAACAAACTGCCGGTTGGGTAGATTGCTGTTCATTGCCGACACCGCGACAAATCCCCAATACGAATAGTGCGGACTCATACCGTCCGAGAATCCCACGTCTAAGCCGCACGCAGCTTTCCAATGCTTCGGTATCTCACGCGTGCCAAATACGCTCTCAAACATCGACCACGTTATGACCTGTGCCTCTTCGTTGTGGTTTGGGATGACCTTACCCCTCTTTTCATCAAACTCGTGCTGATATTCAGCAAGGAACGCCTCACGGCCCGACAATCCTAAGAATGATTTTGCATCCTCCAGATTAAAGTATTCCCACGTTGGCACAGCGTGCTTTATCTTCCACCTCGGCACGCCCTCGACATCGAACACCTGCTCCATTTCAAGCTCTCTAAACGCCTTGACCCCCTTACCACCACCGATCACTGTTCTTTCAGATAGTATGTCCGTCTTGCGGTCAAGGATCTGCGATGCGATAGAGTTTTGCGTAATAAGGTTCTGTGCAAGTATCGTCTTACCGTTCTTAGCCATCGCCGGGAACACGGTGCGGGAAATGATACGCTTTTTCTTTTCGATGACCATTAAGCTGTCGGTCAGGTTGTCGATGTCATCATTGATAACAAGCGTAAATCTCAGCGTGCCGATCCTGCCGCCGCGAACATTCGCCGTTAAGCCTCTCGCCGTCATGCCCCACTTACCCTGGTTGGTTACGATGGTATCTTGCGTGTATTTCCCCTTAGACTGTGTTGACGATGACATCTCAGGTGATGCCATATCGGGGTAATACTCGGCAAACACACCGTTCTCTAGGATGGATTTGATGGAGTATAAATGCTCCTCGGCAAGTAGCTGTGAATCGGACAGATACAGACAATATCCCTCACCTAAAATACAACCCTCGGCAATACACGCCATTTCAGCAAGGGTTGATTTACCATTCCCACGCCCAAACGGGATTATCAACGCCCGATCCTTTGCCTCGATAACCTCACCGCGTTTCTGACGGTGTAATAGTTCCCAATACCTATCCCAAAACTCAATATGCTCGGCAGAGAACGGTGCAGAGAACGAATTGGGTGCAAGCGTCTTGAGCCACACCTGCCAGCCCTTAGCCTCAAGTGCGGCCTGATCGTCGCTCGCATCCACCGGCATAGCCACGCCGTTTCTGTTTGCTTCGTAGAATATGCCGGGGGCGTGGGTCATCTGATAGGGCTAGGGTGCGATGCTGTGATTATGTCGAAATTAGCGTGGGCAAATGGCTCTGTGTCCGATGATGCGAGATGCTTGACCTCGATTGCCGCCAACACATCCTCGACGCGAAACGAATCTATCTGATTATCAGGCGATCTCACGTCCACCATGCTGCCCGGCTTTGCTCGTTGTAATGTTTCTGTGAAGTTCATAACCTACTCTCCTATTACATCAGCGTTCAAAATGTCGCGTTCGATGTCCCGTTGCTTCTGTCCATTTTCGCCTGTTTGTCGAGCAGGGATAGCGATGTGTCGGGCGTTCGCGGCGGAATCACGTCACCACAGGTCGAGCAGTATCGCGTACCGTCGTTCTCGGTGTGCTTGAATGAGTGTGGACAGGTCGCATCAGCTTGTGGCTCTACGCACTCACCCCGATGTGGTGCTGAAATGCAACAGCCGTGAAACGCCACAGCCGCCTCATCTGCCTGCTCAACCGCACTGTGGACAACGTGGCTTATGCCATAGCCACATTCGCCACAACCACTTGTGCTGGTCGGCTTAAATAAGTGAACTTTTATGTCGTCAGTCGCCATATCTACTCCCCTGCTATTGCTGTGATCTTTGCATATAACGCCGATGCCCGATGGTGCTGTTCTCCGGTGCCCGTATTGACCGCCGTTCCGACCGCATCAAGCAGATCGTCCCGCAGTAGCCAGAGAGTTGCTAACGATTGTAAATCAGCCAAAGGAATTGGGATGACACTCGTAACAGCATTCATCGGCGTCCCATCTAGCACAATGGGTTTATAATAAGCCGCCGCCACTGGCTCAGTCAGTCGTAGTATCGCTTTCGCCGTGTCGTCAGTCATTCGCTTGCTCCTTTTTCATTTATCTTAGAGCAAATCCACCCCGCCAATTCGGGTAAGTCAATGTCAACCAGTATCGCCGAATATTTCTCACCGTTATCGAATCCACATTCGATTGGAATTTGAAACGGATCGCTAGACTCCCTAACGGTCGCATAAACTATTTTTGGTTCAGTCATATCCCTTACGCTCCTATTTGTTCCGTCGGGTTATTGATCGCTGTCGATATTCGTCTATTGCAACGTGTCCTACGCCCACCATAGCCAGTCCGATGAGAAATATCAGGGCTACCATCCCGCTAAGAGCATCCAAATAGAACAACAGTGACAGTGTGCCAATGATTGCCATGACAAGAAATGCTCCGTATATTTTATCGAATGTGTCCATAATCGCCCTCCGTATCTCTACAAGTTAAATATCATCTATTGGTACGATGGTTTGCTAATCATTTCGCGGGATTCGTGACAGTATCCATTCGTTGTCTTGTGTAAATGTCGGACACTCGACCGCTATCCATCGTGAACGTGTCGCCGGTTCGCCATTGTCACCGATCTTCTCGTACACTTCACGCTCGATGAATCGCCCACGCTTCTCGCCTGATGTGAAATCGTTCCAGTTGATGCCTTTTTGGTGAATCAATTCCTGTTGCTGATTCGATCCAACGCCGTGCAATTCTTTTGCCGAATATAGTGACTGTGCGACCGAGGCGATACTATTTCGCACAGCATCGTTTTGTCGCCAAATGAAATAGTTCATCACCTCTGTTCGGGTTGGTAACTGAAAGACCCGTGCATCAAAGCAGGCTGATCCCTTGTTTCGCAACAACAGTCGCCGTTCATTAAACGCGGCGGTAGTTAGCGATGCTGATACTGAGCAAATCTTTTGAACGTCTAAGTCGAACCACGCCTGACTGTCAATACTCTCGAAGTCAGTAAGTAGAATAGATATTTCGTCTGATTGCACATACGCGAATCTAGCCCCCTGAATGTCCTTGCAGACAGTTTGGGCCGCATAGTCCAAATCTGCCATTAGAAACTCGTCAAACGGACGCTCTAGCCCCCGCGTGTAAGTGTGAAACGCTTTGCCATCGAGACGGATAATCGTATAAGCCCGTCGCCCAAGTAATTGCTTAGACCGAGATTCGTAATTTGACTTTATTCTGTCGCCAAGTGAATCGTGCATTTAATTTACGCTCCAAAATCAAAATCATCCTCCACATTCTTAACCTCGACCTCACGGGTGGTTTGAACGGGCGGATGATAGTCGGAGTTCCATTTGATACTTTTGCAACCGGCACAGGTTTTTGGCAGGACGTGCGTTTTGGTGATCCAAACCTTTCCGCATTTGGCACAGGTGCATTTGTAGCAAATTACTTCAACTATCACACCTTTTACTTTACAGTAAGATTCACGAGTACGCAAGTTACTTTGCGGTAAGATTAGCCGATGTTCCCCATCTCAGTAGCGAGCTGCTCCGGCTTCACCTTGCACCTCGCCAACAGTTTTGCAATCTCCCCCTCAACAAAACTCTCATCAGGCATCGCGTGTCCAAGCTCCCCATTTGTCCTAGCGTAAACCTCTGCATCATACGCTAATCGCTGGCGAAACTCTGCCACTGTGCGGGCTACGGATTTGAGGTCGGCGGGGTTGTCAGCGTCTTTGATGTATGCACCTGTGAGTTTAGCTTCTTTCTCGATAGCATCGAGGCGGCGGGCTATTAGTTGCACTCTGACGTTGGGATTATCAGGGAACGTGGTCTTTACTGCATCAATCTCAGCCTTGACCTCATCGACATCCGAGAGTAGCCCTGCACGGCGTTCTGCGTACTGCTCACGAAGCACTTCACGCTGTTGGTCGATAACCTGGCGAATGCTAGGTTTGGCTAAGTTTTGCGTACCCACTACGGTCAGCGTTTTAGTGTTGCCTTTATAGCCTGCTGTACGACACGCATCCGTTGCGTTCATACCGTTTGATAGGTAAGCGTCAACGAATAATTGTTGTTTGGGTGTGAGTTGATCCACTTAGTCACCTATAACATCGTCCCAAATAGCATCTTGCACGGCTGCTGCGTGCGTCAGGTCGCGTTTAATTGCCCCGGTGCATACTGAGCAGACACTTGGGCTAATTTCCTCTACAAGCTCGCCGTCAACGAGTGCGAACGGCACAAGCGTTTCAGCTTCGGCCCACGACATTGCGGGGATCTGTCCTGAATACATTGAACCGCCTATCGAATAGACGAAACTAAATAATTTTACTGTTCCTGTCATCGTTCCAACTCCACCACCGTCAAAGTAAATTCCTGATTAGCCTCAATGCTCACCTGTTTCCATCCGTCAGCTATTAAATGCTTGACGTGTTTGCTGATGTTTCGCCACTTGCCCTCGATGATTAATCTTGGCGTTTTCATCGCGGGCTTTGTATCAGCCGGGAACATTGGCGGCTTAGTGAATATCATTTCAGGAACGCTCTCCACAATGTTGATTCTGCTTTCATTGATTCCGCTGCCCGCTTCATGGTTTCGTGTATCACCTTGCCCATGTCGTATTTAATTCGGATGATCTTGCCGTTATCCGCCATAGCTTCCGTATAGCCCTTGCCAAGCGTCACACTGGTAATTAACCGAGGTCGCTTACGGTGTTCGTGCCAAAACATTTGATAGTCACACATCATCGTATATCCGTAGTCTTTACAAACTCAAACGAGGGGCCTTTTCTGAGCATATCGACACTTACCAAATGCCTTGCCACCTCGCCATACGCTCCGTGATAAATGATCCCTTTCATATCGCGTCCTGCCATATATCCCATTGACGCTGCCCACGCATCCCTTGCCGCTAGTGTCCTGTGTGATTCAACCACCATTCCGTTAAATTCTTTTTTCGAGTCGTGGTGAATATGTCCTGTGTGACTGTATCGGTATTTTGTTTCGCCCCACATTGCGGGCTGTTCCGATGCTGCGACTAATGGTATTTTGTCCATTTTGATCGTGTGTCCGTGATGAAACGCCAGCATCACGTTACGAAAACGGTAATAGTGCATCAGTCTTGGATTATCAATAATTGTCAATCGAGGCTCGTTCTCGTAAATCTGACTAAGTGCAATAGTCAGGAACATGGAACTGTGATCGTCGTGATTACCTATTGCGTTTATCACTGTCACTTTTTCGTGATGAGCGAGTGCCGATGCGATGCACTGCCTCATTGCCTTTAGCCCGGCCAATAATACTTTTGTATATCGCGTATCAACATCGAGTTTGTTGTGCCCGCGTGACGTTTCATTGCTTGCGTTGTCTGCGTGTAGAAAGTCACCGAGGTTCGCTATCAAACATTCTCTTGATGCCGGTGTGCATCTGACTAGGCGATCAACCGCACCGCACAGATCCGTTGTTGCTATTTCAAGGTTAAAGTCATCGCCTGTTTCCGCTGCCCAGCTATAAAGCCCGATGTGGGGATCGCCCATTGGCAATAAGGTTAATAGATCGTCCGAGCAATCAGTCGGGGCCGGGATAATTGCCGTCTGTGGTAAATCCTCTGCTAGTGCCGTTGCCCATTCCTTAAACCTCTCCGTTTCCTGTTGCCGGTCAGCCTTTACCCATTGCAGTTTTACCTTGCCGTCTGCGTCATAGAGCGTTGATGTGCCTTTGACGAACTCTTGCGGGTCTAGCTTTGGTTTGGCATCGGTGGCTTTATTGTAGTTACGATATTTGCGTATCGTCCTCGCCTGCAAGCCCATCTTGACAGCCAAACAGTCTTGGATATTACCCGCCGCTAATCCTTGTGCTTCGAGGTCGGCGTATTCATCGGCTATTAGCTGCTTCTGATCGTCTGTTAGGAGGACATTGATCGGCATAAGTTATCAAAGAACTTTCGCTCGAAACTTTTCTAACGCTTCCCCTGCTGCTTTTCCTTTGACACGTTCATATTCGCTTTTTAGCACTTCTGCGAGTGTTTCGTAGCCAAAGACTTTGCCGCATACGTCAAACATTACTGATACCCAGTGTTTACATTCTTGGAGTTTGGCTAGTTCTATTTCGGTCACGCCACCTCCGCATCTATCCAGTCTTTCTTGCCGCGATTCACTCGCCCCTCGTCGTATATTCGCTCCTCAAAATCCCGCTTATCCGTTTCACTAACTTCCCCGCGGCGAATATGCCCATTAACGTGTCCCCTGACACCCAACGCACTTGAGCCAATAATGTTCTGACATAACGGGCAAACCAAATAAGATGTAACTCCGCGTCCTTGTATCATAGATTCCCGGTGAGAGGGCTTCTGCGATCCCGCTATATTTAATTGACCGTCTTGTGAGTATGTCACTCACCGAGCTTATTCTTGTAAGAAAAAAGTAGTAGTTTTTCCTACAAACTTTACATTTTAGGGCTATGTGTTTGCCCTTTGTTTTCAATAGTTTGCGATAACTTAACGAAACGGTTTTCATTAAGTTAATTCGCCTAACCCTACGTTTGGGCTATCAGCCGCCAAATGTGATCTGCAAAACCGATGATAATGAGAGTGAGTGCGACCAGTATTACGATCAGCAAAACAACATCCATTGGGTCATCGTCTTTTATCATTTCCGTTTGTCAAGATATATCCTCACCACCACGTCTATTGCTTTGCCGATAAAGAAAAAAACACAGGGCAAAACGATTGCGGATACCATTGCTAAGGTTGTCGGCTCAACTGCTGCGAACAATGCCCCGGGTATTCCGCTTATGCCTGCTATTACGCCGTTTGCGACGTTATCTGATGGGTGAGTCATTGAATCATAATTCTCCTGAATGTGGGATTTAAGCTGCTTCTGCAAACATTTTCTCTTGCACCATTACCGTTTCTGTCGGTGCGAACATATTCGGCTGTGCGATGTGCCGTGCGAACCGTTCCTCTTGAGCGTTGAAGTAATCGGTGTCTAGTTCATAGCCCGTGAAATCGAATCCGAGGTCATACGCGGCGATTCTGCTTGATCCTGAGCCTAAATGAGTGTCTAGGATGGTGTCGCCTTGTTTGGCGTAGTTGTTTAATAGCCATTTGTATAACTTGATTGGCTTCTGTGTCGGGTGCATTCTATCAATGTCCGTTGAGTTTACTTTTACCATTTTAGGGTGTTTATTAAAACTACAAAAAGCAAACTCAAATTGGCTCATAGTTGGTATGTATGTCATTTTATCCCAAATTATAATGCACTTGGTATTTCCTAAATGTTCAGCCATATAATTTCCACCCCACACGATTTGATTTTTTGATACTCTTTTCAGTTCATCAAAGTATTCCTTATTAGGAGTATTGTCATCCCATCTTTTGCTTTTCAAATCCTTATAGAATTTCTGCTGTGAGTTGGTATTCTTTTCAGAAGGAATACTAACTGTTCCCATTCCCAATCCATAAGGCGGGTCAACTATCGCAAGGTCAAACGCCTTATCAGGCATCTCTCGCATTGCTGCTAGGCAGTCTGTGTTGTAGGCAACTGAGTTCACTTTTTCTTTTTGAATAAACCACTGAGCATCTTACCGATAGCCCAGCCGGTCTTTACGAGTTCCTTTTTGCTGTCGATCTCTGCGTCGATAGCGTCAGGCGTAAATTCTTTGATAGCGTCCGTCACCTTATCGGCTTTATCGAACGCTTCATCTACCTTTTGTGTTTTGGTTTTCTTGTCGGGCATTTTATTTGATATTTGGGCGGCATTACTACCGCCCGACGATCCGCCCGTTTGAGCATTGTTAAGAGGCTTGGCGGATACTTCAATTACTTTCCCAACTCACCGCCCTGAACTCTACCTGTAAAGGCGTTGATAGCGGCTGCCAGTGCCAATGCGTAGACGCTATACTGCGGGTCAATCTGACCGAGCAACGTTGCACCGAAAGTTAGTGCCGTTGCGATAAATGACAAGATGCCGATGATGCGGCTGACGTTCCATGCTGGTTCTACTAATGACATAATTTTTATACTCCTATTGCGGCTCTCGTCTTTTTGCCAACGATGCCGTCTGCTCTGAGATTGTTCTTGACCTGAATGTTAATGACAGCCTTTTTAGTTTTGAGTCCAAAGATGCCGTCCGCCGTTACGCCTAATTTTCGTTGCAGGGCTTTTACATCGTCGCCCTTGTCGCCAAGTTTGAGATCGCGGACTGAGCTAATAAGCGGTTGTGGTGGCGGCAACGTGGTAACGGCAGTATCGGTCGTTGCGGACGTGATGCCGCCGATGCTCCAATCCTTTCTGCTGTCGTAAAGTTTCGCGTCTGATACGACGCTGATGTGTGCGTGATGCTTATGCGGATTCGGGCCGGAGTAGGCTTTCCATTTTGTGATGTCGCCCTTGACCGTGATACGCCCCTCATAAATGATATATTTGACTCGCGGATCGCGTGAGGCTTGTATGCTTGCGACGATTCCGGCAACCGTGTTGTTTGGTGATAGATCCTCGTCAATGTCGATGGCACAGACCACTCCCGCACCGTTTGGATTATGGTCAGACTTACCTTTGGCTTTATGAGATGCGTCACCGATAGAACCATCTGACGCGCGGTCTCTGTTTGGATAAGCAGCGTTGATCTGATCGCGTAACTTTTTAAGGCTCTCTGCCAGTCTCCAATTGCCCATAATGTTTCTATTGAACGCGAGGCGTAACTAGTTTTACGGATCGTCGAGGCGGGATGTGCTGTGGGTGCAAATAGCAGCATCAGGCGGTTGCCTCGCGTTCAAACTTAATATCAAAAAAAACTCACCCGCATCTCGTTAAAGATGTGAAGTGAGTGTTTCGGCTGACGTATCAGCGTGTTGACTCTTTTTGTTTGGTTAAAGCCTGTTGTGGCTTCTCTTATCTTATACCACAATCGGTTGTGGTTTACAAGGAGTTTTTACGCTACTGCTTCGTAATCATAATCGGGTTCGCTTGGCTTCATCCGCTCTGTCCGATTCGTGAAACCGTAGCAATCGCACTCGCTACACATATTATGTCGAACGTGGCATCCGCCGGGATGTCCGCATGGGACGCTTCTTGAGCATATATAAGGTTTGGGTTTACTTGTTCCCGTTTATTTCTGCTACGGAGCAGAAAAAACCCTAGGGATCGAATCCCTAGGGCATCTTAGAAAAACAAGTGAAAAAGATGGACACAATAATTACCGTCCATGCGAATAAACAGAGAACCAAGATAACTGTTTATTCGACGCAGGCAACGACTACAATCGTTGTCGATAAGGATGGCAATGTCTCGTCAAAGACGGAGCCGCCTTATTGCCCGGTATGATCTAAGCTAGCTAAGTCATATCGGCGGTGAGGCTATCGTAATACGTAAGCGATAGACCTCACCAACTTACTTTCAAACATGCGGGCGTGGCGAAATTGGTAAACGCGCTAGACCAGGAATCTAGTGGTGGTAACACCTTGCAGGATCGAGCCCTGCCGTCCGCACTTTTTGTTATAACTTTCTCCTTAGTGAATATCTCACTAAAGATACCTTACGGTAACCCTAGAGTAATGTCAACCCCAAAACACAAAATAATTAAATTTATTTCCCCAACCCCATCTCCCTACTTTTCGCCTTTACCTTATCCCGCGATTCATCAGGGTATTTCAATATCAACTCGACAAGTGCCAAGTCGATCTCAGCAGCTTTGATGCCTACGGATAACGCTGACACCTCAGCCCGCCGCCGGTCACGCTCAATTTGTTGTTGTGGGTTGGGTTGCATCTACTTGTTTGCCGTCACATATTCCCACAGACCTTTTACGTCTTGACAAATAGGATTCCCGTCAGCATCCCACGCCTGAGCCGTGCCATCGTCTTTACGCTCAAAGATGAACCATTGAATCCATTCCCATCCGTCCTTGCCAAACGCTGCAACGCCAAGAGCGTTTTCGATGATCGTGTGACCCTCGTAACTTATCGTATCCACGCCGAGCCTATACAAAGCGTGAGTTCGTTCGCTATCCGCCTTGATAGCCGCGATAAGTTTTTCAAATTCGGGAAATGTCATCGCCCGATCCCGCACGTTTGGTTTAGCTCTCATATTTTCCAGTGGGTAATGCTGACAACTCGTAACGTAGCGACCACCATAGCCCTCAAGAATATCCGTGCCGCATTTTTCACATTTGAAGTTAGACATCTTTGCTCTCCTGATCCATTGCCTTTATCGCGGCGTTGCAGAGGGCTTCGGATAGTTTGTTGCCCGCACCGCTAAATGTTTTGGCGTGTTTACACTCATCACCGTTGGAGATATGACACCAATAATCATTCTCAGTGCTTTCCATTGAGACGGGTAGCCCTTTCGCCCGTAGCCCCGCAAGCAGAGCAAAGAATCCCTGCTCTGTGGTGTAGTCGGGGTTGCGGTACTCATCTCCGAGGTCGCCGCCGCAATGAACGCACACGCCCCAATGTTGGCGGAATGTCTTACACTCGTGCCAACACTTGTCGGGATAAAACCATTCAAATAATTCCTTACTTCTATTTTCCATCGCTCAATCCCCCTCGCCCTGTGGCTGTGCAAATGCTTCGAGGGCTTCTAGCACGGTGTCACCGCTTGCGATACCCTCGAAAACACATGTCCGGGAAGGACCCGCCGATAAGACGATCATCGTCAGCCTCGATCTGTTCGCGGGGTTGGTTAGGCATCTAAAAAATCGCTTCGTTTAATTCTCGTCGCAACCGCCGAGCATCGTCTTGAGCCTCTTTATACCGATGCGAAAGCTCTTCCAAGCTGTAAGGCTCAAACTCGGCCTGGGGATTCGTGCGATAACACATTACGCCGTCAATCATTTTTTCTTCAAAATACATAATCTCAATCCCCCGTAGGCTGCTCACTTTCCATTGCGGCAAATGCTTTAGCAACCCACGATTCTTTGATCGCTCGACAAGGCCCGGTCGTAAACTCTGATCCATCCAAACCTTTCTCGATTGCTACCAATCGCCACATTCGGCTCGCGGCATCCATCAACGCCCCGAATCCAATATGCTCACCTAATCGCCTCACCATCGCGTCTTCGGGTGCTGAGATGCCCGTGCGGTCTTGAATCCCAAAAACTCCCGGCTCTAACGCTTCTCGAATGACAGCCTCCATCGCATCGCACTTAGCCTTGAGGTCGGCGTGGGCGTTGAGGGCGTTCGCCATTTCGAGCGTGTCTAAGGCTCGTCCCGTTGCATCTTCAACATACGAGTCGTATGCATCACTGGCGACTGCCCGCACAGGTGTTTTTATTTCATTCGCCATCACTTACCTCCGTGTTGTCGCTCTCGGTGTAGGGCGATGGTAGTGGCATCCACGCGATTACATCTAAACCGCCCTTGTTGTTGTCAGGATTTACGTCAATCCAACAGAAACTGCCGTCATCACGTTTTGCACAAAACGCCATCCATACTACGCCATTTACCGTAACCAAGTAATAGCCCGATTCACTTGGAAACCGCTCACTTACGGCGATCCACTGCGGTTGCCCTGCCCGATAGCCATATTCGTAGCCTAAATTAGCCGCAAGCATTCTTACCCGTTCCTCGTCTGCGGTATTAGCTGGAACGGTGTTTATTACGTCAATTATTGACTGACCTCTCACCGCCGCCGCCTCGCGTTCATTTTGTTCCGTCATTGTCTGCTCCTCGTAGTTGTTTGAGGTAATTGGAAATATCTACCGCCAGCGTATTGCCAGTATGAAATTCGACTAATTTAATTTTCTCGTCTGCCATAATATTCTCCTACTTAGCCTTCCAGTTGTAAGCCAACAATGCTGCCGCCCCGCACAAGAACGAAATGAAAACCGTTGCCACTATCGCGTAGCCCAAAAGCCCTGCGTCTTTGAGTTCAAATCCAAATCCCAACACTGGAACGCACGGTATGAACATTGCGACCGCCATAAATTTCAGTGAATCATCTTTCATCGTCTATTCTCCTTTCAGTCTTTTGATTTCGGCTTGTGCTTTTACGGCGATTGTTACTCCGCTAATTTCTTCCACCCGTCCGTGCCGATAAACAGTCATTGAATCGCCGTAATAATCCCACGACATATCATCAGCATAATGCCCGACACACGCCTCAGCCGCCGCCAGTGCATCGCGGAGTCGGAGTAGTTCGGTTGCGAGGAGCTTGAGGTCGTCGGTTGAGCATACGACTTCAACGCCCATTATGGATACGCCGTCTGTGTAGATTTTGCCCCTACTTTCTAACGCCATAACGCCCTCAATGATCTGTTCTATTTTGTCTTTCATATTGTTATCCCCTGCCCATCGGCGTGATCTGCCCACTGATACATCGACACCAAATAACTTGCCCGAATTGCCTTGCCATACGACACGATGGGCAACGCTCGATAGGCCGTAACTTCATCTCCGTTGCTATCTTTATCCGCGATGCAAGAGCGTCTATTTGGTCTTGCGTTCTGTCTTTTGGTAATTGTGACGTGATTCTCATATCCGTTTCCTCATCAGTCCTTTCTTTGCCGTTGATCTATCCCAAGTCCCGCATCCAGTGTAAAGCGGTGCGTATTTCTGCTCATTTGCCCGCCGCGTGTTTTCAGCCTGGCGGTGAAGTTCTAACTTGAACTCGGGCGTTTGAACGCAAAGCTCCGAGTGGGCATTGCAGGTGACGAATGGGCAAAACTTGTCGCAGAGTTCATCTCGCATCTATCACCTTTACAATCGTCGGCAGATGCACCTCGTCCGCCGTCATCTTCATATAAAACCCTGCCAGCTTGTCCTTTTGCGGATCTGTCAGCCCGTTTGCCACTGGATCGGTTGCGAGTGCCATTGCCTCCTCTTTCGTTTGGGCAATACCGCAATACCCTGACCACATTGCTAAAAAGCGAACCTGAGTCTTTTTGAGCTTCGCCCCGGACTCGGTTTTTATTTCGATGAATACTGATTTATTACGAAAGTTCGTGCAAATGTCAGCCACGCCCTTACCGCTATCGGATAGGTCGAGGACATCCACGCCGTGCTTTTTGAGAGCATCGACAATCTCGTTGTGGTTTGCGTCTTTTCGTTTGGCGTATTTCAACCTATTACCTCTGCATCTAAAACACCGTCCGTATCTTGGTGACGCTTGCCCGGCCCCGTTCGCCAAAACTCCTCAAAGGTGGCATCGTCCATTCGTAATTTATTCCACGCCCGTAGGCATTCTTTGAATCCAATTTCATCCTCGATCCACGTCATAATTGCCGTGCGATGACCTAGCTCGTGATGTTCAGCGAGTTCGGGTTCGCCTAGTTCCGTTACCCATCCCCACGAGTTTAATTCTTTCCACCACTCACCTAATGTTTGTGGTTTTTGTGCTTCAAGCACCGCGATAATCTCTTTATTCATTTGAGCCTCCTTTGATTCGTAAAACTGCTCCACCATCCCTACGTTCGCCCGTTGGCTCGATCAACCGCAACTTGTGACGGAGTTCCGAAATTCGACCTGATATTTTGTGATACGGCACACCCAGCACGTTCGCCACTTCCTGGCCCGTTCTATTACACATCTGTAATATCGCTAGTATCCTTTCGTGTGCCTGTCGCTTGGCAAACTGGGACGGGTTAGCTGCGATTGATTCGGCGTTCCCGCCGTGCTTGCGTTCGCAGATGTCTAGTAATGATATTTGTTGGGTGTGTTCGGTCATTGGTTTATTGCCTCGTAAAATAGTTCCGACTGTGCCGGGATGTATCGAGCAGACGGCTCTAATATCTCGTTGACAAGTTCAAACGGTATCCGTGAGCGATCGTATGAGCCTTTTATCCCTTGCGTTCCTGTCCTTGCCCCTCTCGGTGCTGATTCGTGGTGACAGTCCGCGTTGCCGTTCTTGCATACTGGTCGCGGTCGCCAATTTACATCATTCGTGAAAATATTCGTCGGCTTTGCCCGAGTGTCACCGTATTGGCAATACCAAACCGTGTGATTGATAAATGGTTGCATCCACGGCATCTTGCCAAGCATTCCGCGAGGGTTTTCAACGTAAACCAAAAGGTCAGGATTCAGCTTTTGCCATTGTGCTATCAGTCCAAGAACGTGCTGATTTACTTCATCGCATTTTCGGGCATAATCTGTCTTTGGCTCCGGCCCGTTTCGATGTGTGCTGATCGCCGCGATGCTGTATGTCGTGCAATCAGGTGATAGCCAAATAACATCGGGAACAAAAGGCACATCATCAATGGTCAGTAGCCCGATGTCTTTTACAAGGTGAACGCCATCAAACGGTTTCCAGTCCACCGAGAACACTTCCCACCCTTTGCTCTCGGCAACTCTGCCAACCGACCTTGACCCTGCAAATAATTCGAGCAATCTCATTTCCCGCTCCTCGCAAACTTAGCTGATACCGCAAAGGCAATGGTGTTCCATCCCATCCACCTTGCCGCTAATGCCCATCCGCCTATTCCTGAAAATGTGTCAAGATGGTTCATCCCTAAATCTCACCCGCTGCCCGTTTCTCGTCGTATGCCTTTTTGACTGCGAACGGCATTACAATAACGAGTGCTATCAATGCCAAAGGCCATAGCCGCGAGATGATCCGTTGAGTTTGTGCGTGTAACATTTTAAATCTTCTCCTCTTACTTACTTATGTAAACAACGTGACCCTGTGGGCTGCGTTACAGCACAGGACTCGCACCAGCCATATGACAATCGCAT